CGACGAGGAAAACTACGTGATCTGTAACGGTTCCGCTGCCAACGTCTCCGTGACGTTGCCCAGCGGTTCTGATTACATCGGTCGGACCGTCACGCTCAAAAATCTGTCAGGCACCTACACGGTGATTTCGGCGTCCTCAAACGTAAAACCGCTAGCATCAGGCACTGCGGGCACGGCCATTCTGGCCGCGACTGCCGGCAAGTTTGCAACGCTGGTTTGCGAAGACGGGACTAACTGGGTCATCATGGCGGCTGCCTAAAGGGGGCGGGGGCTTTGGCCCCCGTTTTTCTATGCCCATCATCTATCTAAAACATCCAGTCCACGGCGAAAAGGTGGCGATTGCGCACCAAGAAGCCGAATATGATGAACAAAACGGCTGGACACGCTATACTCCCGGCGAAGACCCTGACGGGGCCGTAGACAGCGCGCCAATCAACCAACTTGCGCGCCGAGGTCGTCGTCGCAAGGAGGTGGTCGATGGCGACTACAGCGGGTGACATCATCACAGGCGCACTGCGCCTGCTAGGTGTAGTAGCAGAAGGCGAGTCGCCTTCTTCCGAGTCCGCAGCGGATGCGCTGTCGGCTATGAACCAGATGATTGAGTCGTGGAACACCGAGCGTTTGTCGGTTTTTGCGACTGAAGATCAAATCTTTAGCTGGCCTGCAACCATTATCAGCCGCACGATGGGGCCGAGCGGCAACTTTGTCGGCAATCGACCCATCACAATTGATGACTCGACGTACTTCAAAGACCCGTCTACCGGCGTCTCGTACGGGCTGAAACTCATCAACCAGCAACAGTACAACGGCATTGCGCTCAAGACAGTGCAAAGCACCTATCCGCAGGTCATGTGGGTCAACATGACCTACCCTGACATTGAGATGTACATCTATCCAGTACCGACGCGTGTGCTGGAGTTCCACATTGTGTCGGTGGAAGAGCTGACGCGGCCAGCGATTTTGGCAACGACCCTAGCGTTCCCGCCAGGCTATCTGCGAGCGTTCCGGTACAACTTGGCCTGCGAGCTAGCGCCTGAGTTTGGTGTCGAGCCGTCTCGTCAGGTGCAGCGGATTGCCATGACGTCTAAGCGCAACCTGAAGCGCATCAACAATCCTGACGACATCATGGCGATCCCGTACAGCATCGTGGGAACGCGCCAGCGCTACAATATTTTTGCTGGAAATTACTGATGAAGTCGCCTATCCTCGGCGCAGCCTACGTTGCTCGAAGCATCAACGCTGCAGACAACCGGCTCATCAACATGTACCCCGAGTCTACGCCCGACGGCGGCAAGACTGCGGCGTACTTTCAGCGCGTGCCGGGGATCATAACTGCTTTAGATTTTGGCGGCACCGGCAGCGTTCGCGGCATGTGGGTTGTCAAAAATGTTTTGTACTTAGTAGTTGGCTCGCGGTTTATTGCTGTAGCCGGCCTCGGAACTCCTAGCGGCTCCACTACCACTATTAGCACCAACATATCCGGCACAGGTCCGGTCAGCATGGTGGACAACGGATCGCAAGTTTTTATTGCGACCAACCCAGACGGCTACATCTACAACATCAACACCACCGCGTTCGCAAAAATCGGCGACCCCGACTTTCCTGGCGCGGTCACGGTTGGCTACATCAACGGCTACTTTGTCTTCAACGAGCCCAATAGCCAGCGCGTGTGGGTAACTGAACTGTTTGATGGCAGCAGCATCGAGCCGCTGTCGTTCGCAAGCGCTGAAGCCTCACCTGACAATGTGGTGTCACTGATCGTTGACCACAAAGAAATTTGGATCTTCGGCAACAATTCGACCGAGGTTTGGTACGACGCTGGGCAGCCTGATTATCCGCTTGCGCCCATCCAAGGCGCGTTTCTTGAAACAGGTTGTTTGGCACCGTACTCGGTAGCCAAGATGGACAACAGCGTCTTCTGGCTCGGCGCAGACGCGCGCGGCTTCGGCATGGTTTACCGCGCTCGCGGCTATCAGCCGCAGCGCATCTCAACGCACGCTATCGAGTACGCCATCCAGTCATACGAAACCGTCTCGGATGCAATCGCGTACACGTACCAACAAGACGGGCACATGTTTTATGTGCTGACGTTCCCAACGGCAAACGTAACGTGGGTTTACGATGCAGCCACGCAGATGTGGCACCAACGCGGATACACAGACAGCGTCACGGGGCAGATAAAAAGGCACACGCCGACCTGCATGGCAACGCTGGCAAATCGCGTGTACGTAGGCCACGACACTCTACCTCGCATCGGCTACTATGACTTTTCATTTTTTGGCGCTGAGTTTTCTAGCCAACGTGTACTGTCGTGGTTACGATCTTGGCGTGCATTGCCGACCGGCACAAATGACTTAAAACGCACGGCGCAGCATAGCTTGCAGTTGGATTGCGAAGCTGGCACGTCAATATTGCCCTTGCCGCTACAGCCTGCGCCTAGCGTGCAAGGGCCGCCGTGGGAGGTGCGTACGTCAGACGGCACGATCTACAACGTTACGACGCCAATAGTGCTGCGCAGCAACGGGTTGCCGGTGATATTTGCTGACCCGCAATTTAACATCGGTCCCGCAGGCATTGCGTATTCACCTGGGACACATCAAATTGCTAGCTTGCGATGGTCAGACGATGGCGGCCACACGTGGTCAAGTCTTCATTCGGTGTCGATGGGTTTTGAGGGCCAAACCGGCAAGCGCGTCATCTGGCGGCGGCTTGGCATGACGTCTAAGCTGCGCGATCGCGTGTACGAGGTCAGTGGGTCTGGCTATAGTGAAGTCGCCATCATGGGCGCTGAGCTGATTGCGAGCGGCACCAATGCCTAACATTACGCGTATTCCTGCGCAGCGTGTTCCGGTTGTGGAAGGCCCGGACAACGTGATGCAGCGCGAATGGTATCGCTTTTTCAACAATGCGTTTACGCTGTTGGGGCTGGGGCAAAACCAGTTCTCGCTGGAAGACGTGCAGACGATCCCAGCGATCGCTACGCCGCAGCTCATCAACACCCGCTACGGCTATTTTTACAACACCGCCACGCAGACAGCAGCCGCAATCAACACCGCTTACGGCATGACGTTTGACAGTGTTGGTTTTCAGCGCGGTGTGACGATTGGCTCGCCAACCTCGCGCATTTACGTTGACCGGATAGGCATCTTCAACATCCAGTTCTCCGCGCAGATTGATAAAACGTCGGGAGGGACTGCTTTTGTTTACATCTGGCTCCGCGTCAACGGCGTAGACGTGCCAAACTCTGCGTCGCAAGTGCGTATTCAAGGTAACAACGCAGAGGTCATTGCGGCGTGGAACTTTGTTGAACAGCTTAACGCTGGCGACTATTTTGAGCTAATGTGGTCAGTCGATGACACCAGCGTAATCTTGCTTGCGGCGGCGGCGTCAGCCCCTGTGCCCGCTATTCCCTCGGTCATCTTGACCGTCACGAACAATATCTGAGGTCGAACATGGCTACGATTTCACCGACCCCAAAGCTGCAGTTTCTGGACGCTAATGGCAACCCATTAGCGAACGGTTTGCTGTATACGTACTCTAGCGGCACCACGATACCGCTCGCAACTTACACCTCGCAGGCGCAGACTACTGCCAACACCAATCCGATTGTGCTGGACGCGCGCGGCGAAGCCAGTGTTTATTTGCTTGCTGGATTTTCTTATCGGTTTGTTCTTCAAAACTCATCTGGAGTCACGCAGTACACGACCGATCCGTTCAATGCGCTGGGAGAAATGGCGTTTCAAAACGCCAGCGCTGTATCTATTACAGGCGGCACAATCAGCGGCGTAACGCTTAATGGGCCTATTACCGGCAACATTACAGGCAATGTTAACGGCGATGTCACGGGGAATGTAAGCGGCAACTTTACTGGCGGAACGGTTATCGCTGAGTCATACAACGGCGGCCAGCTCGCGGGCTTGCGAAACAAGATCATCAACGGCGCTATGGAAGTAGCTCAACGAGGCACGTCGTTTACTGTTAACACAGGGTTCGGCGCAAGCTATACGTTAGACCGATATTCTCGAATTGCAGTAACAGCGGCACAAATTACGGTTACTCAAGCCTCGGACGGCCCTGCTAGCGAACCTACGCTGCCATATAGTCTTCGTTGTACAGTTGCTACTGCGGACCCTACTGTCACGGCGGCAGAGTTTTGGACACTGCTTCAAAAAATTGAAGGGTATTCCGCGCGCGACCTGATTGGAAAGACATTTACGCTTTCCTTTTGGGTTCGATCTGCCAAAACTGGTACGCACTGCGTTACTTTCTACAATAACGACTACCCTAGTGTTGACAGGTATTACGTTGCTGAGTACAGCATTTCAACAGTTAATACTTGGGAGTACAAAGAGATTACAGTCATAGATGGTCTAATTACCGCAGGTACTTGGGATTGGACCAATGGCTCTGGACTGACTGTAGGATGGACTTTGTACTGCGGTACTACGCTCCAAGGTACGGCAGGCAGTTGGCAGTCAGGCTGGGCCGTTGCTACCTCTTCGCAAGTAAATGTGTTAGATACTATTGGCAACATTTTTGCCATCACTGGCGTTCAAGTTGAAGTTGGCAACACCGTTACGCCGTTTGAACACCGCCCGTTTGGCGTAGAGCTTGGCATGTGCCAACGGTACTACGAAAAATCATTTCCTTACGCTACCGCCCCCGCTCAAAATGTAGGCGCAACGCTTGGCGCTGCGTATGCAATTGGGCAAGTGCTTAATCAAGCCTTTTCTTCCGGCATAACATTTGCCGTAGCAAAGCGAGCCGCGCCTACCGTCACCACGTACGCGCCAGATTCCGCGACGGCTAATTGGTCGCTTAACGGCACCACACCCACGGCTTCGACGGCCAACATTGGCGACAGTGCGTTTGCGTTGATTGGCGACACGGCGGTCACAGCGGGCAACAATTACTCTATCCATTGGCAAGCGGTAGCGGAGCTTTAATTATGTACCAGCTTACGTTTCAAGCAATCCGCCGGCTAAGCGACGGCGCTTGGATTCCGCTAGATCCGCGCAACGCGGACTATCAAGAATATCTGACGTGGCTAGCCGAAGGCAACCAACCGTTGCCCGTAGAGAACGACGATGCCAATTAACGCTAGGACGCTGGTTGAAGCCAAGTCGGTCGAGCAGGTCCAGACGACCCAGTACGTGGCGATTGTTACGGCGGTCATCATCGACAAGATGACGGCTACCAATTACAGCGCTGCTGCGCGTACAATCAGCGTCAACCTGGTGCCTGCAGGGCAAGCCGCAGGCGACTCTAACCTGATCGTAAAGACCAAGACCTTGCAACCGGCTGAGACGTACACGTTCCCTGAAATAGCCGGGCACATCTTGAACACAGGCGACTCTATTTCGACGCTTGGCAGCCTTGCAGCGTCCATGAACTTCCGCGTAAGCGGACGCGAGATAAGCTAGGAGAGCGGCATGGCCGAGCGAACCGCAGAGCAAGTTAGAACGGCGTTAAAAAATCAACTGATTTATTACGATCCAGGTTTTGAGGTGTCGGGCGAATCTCCATACACCGTCCCGCCCGAATACCGACAAATTATTGGCGGGTCACTAGGCACCAAACAGCTTACGCCTGAAGAAGTTGCGAGTGCAGCGGGCATATCAGTTGATTTGCTAAATCGGCTTGAGCCAGGGCTTGATCTTGGGTCTAACGAGCGCACTGCGTTGCTACAGCGATACGTTACGCCAAGCGGCGGCACCGGCTTCTTTTCCAGCCTTTTAGGCGGCGTAGGCGGCGTTGTAGGCGGGCTAACCAATACGATTGTTGACCCGGTAGCTAACGCGCTAAACGTCCACCCAGACGCAATCAAAGCCGCCGCTGCTTTGGCCGGCATGTATTACGCTGGCGGTGGAACATTTTTTGACACGGCCACAAACGCTATCGTGCCGGAAGCAGTCGCCACAGACATAGTCGCTGCGACTCTTGGCGCAGAGAGCTTAGCCGTGCCTGCCGCAGCAAGTGCGGCTGCGCCCGCCGCCGCCACGGCGTTCCCCGTCGCTACCGCGCCGCTGGGCGCGATGGGCGCAGCAACGCCTTTCACAGCAGCTGAGCTAGCGGCGCTCGGCGCAGAAAGTTTGGCTGTTCCAGCGACTGCACCTGTTGCGGCTGGCGTTGGGGCTGGGCTAAGCGCAGCTGAGCTAGCGGCGCTCGGCGCAGAAAGTTTGGCGGTGCCTACTGTAGCGACAAACGCGCTTGCGCCTGCTTCGGATCTCATAGCTGCGTTTGGTGAAAACGCGTTAGTGGCTAGGCCTGGCGCAGCGGCTTTTCCACGGCCTGTTGCAGACCTAGCAGCTGCGTTTGGCGAAAATGCAATTCTGCCTACCGCCCCCGGATTTATGGGGCCGCCCACCCCTGCATTTAACGCTGGCGCAGGTATTCGAGCCGCTAACGCCGCAGACCTAACCGCTGCGTTTGGTGAGAACGCGCTAGTGCCCACGGCCTCGCGGTTTGTGCCAGCTGCTGCTGCCGCTACTGGCGCGGCTAACGCTGCGACCGGTGCTGCAGCGCTAAGCCCTGAAGCCCTAGCAGCCTATGATGCGTCTGTGGGTTTGACTGCCGGGGGCGTGCCGGTGACGCTAAGCCCTGAAGCCCTAGCAGCCTATGATGCGTCTGTGGGTTTGACTGCCGGGAGCGGCGTTCCTGCTGCCGCTACTGGCGCGGCGGCTACCGGTGCAGCGGGCATGTTTGACCCAGCGTCTGCGCTAGAGACACAATTGGCCGTAACGCCTGCGGCGGCTGCTGCGCTCGGCGCTGCAGGCGCGGGTGCGGCGGGCGCTGCAGGGGCAGGCGCGCTTGGGGCCAATGCTCTGGTGCCGTTGGCGCTTGCGGGCACGGGTGTTTTGGGTGCAGTAACCGCTCAATCAGCAGCGGAGACACAAGCTGATGCCGCTCGGTACGCCGCTGACCAAGCGTACAAAATCTATCAGGAGCAGAAGGCACTCCAAGAGCCCTTCCGCACGGCGGGTATCACGGCGCAGAACCAACTGCTGACGCTCTTGGGCCTGCAAGGCGGCACGCCGGGCGCTGAGTTTGGCAGGTACGCACGCCCGTTTGGTATGCAAGACTTCCAAGCCGATCCTGGCTATGCGTTTCGGCTGTCTGAAGGTATGAAGGCGCTTGAGGCTAGCCGCGCGGCTAGGGGCGGTCTGTTGTCGGGCGCTACCGGCAAGGCGTTGTCGCGCTACGGTCAAGACCTTGCCTCGCAAGAGTACGGTAGCGCGTTTAACCGTTATCAGACCGAACGAGCCAACCGGCTCGCGCCGTTGGGCAGCCTAATGGGCACAGGCCAAGCGGCTGCTGCAAATCAAGCCGGATCGGCGGGGCAGTACGGCACTAATCTAAGCAACTTGACGACTAGCGGAGCTGCTGCACAAGCTGCGGGGCAAGTCGGCATGATGAACGCGTTGACAGGTTCGTTGAACACGTACTTGAATTACTCTGCCAATCAGAACATTGTCAACGCACTGCAAGAAGCTGCCGCAAGACGCGCGTCTATGTACGGCCCTGCTATTCTTTGAGGTTATGCCATGCCGCTTAATCCAAACATTGCTTTGCAAGTTCGCGGGCTAGACGTCCCTAACCCACTTGCGCAGATGGCGCAAGTCACGCAGATCCAGAACGCTCTGCAACAGCAGCGTATGGGCGACATCCAGATGCAAAACGCGTTGCGCGAGCAACAGCGCGCGCAAGGGCTGGAAAGGCTCATGGCTGGATTTGCACCGGACGCAAAAACCGAAGACATTACGTCTGCTATGCAGCGCGGCGGGTACTTCAAAGAAGCACAGACGTTTGTCAAATCACGGGCTGAGCTTGAGAAAGAGCGCCGCCAAGCAGCAGCAGCTCAGCGTCAAGAAGAAGAAGCGCGCCTTAAAGGCCTAGTCAGCCAAGCTGACATTGTAGGGCGCGTGCTGGGCGCGGTTAAAGATCAAGCGTCGTTTGACTTTGCGGTCAAAAAGTTGGCAGAGCAACGCATTTTTACGCCTGATGACGTAACGTTTCTCGGCGCAACCTATGACCCCGCCCGCGTCCAACAAGTGCTTGACACTACCTTGTCGCAAAGGGATCGGCTTGAGGTAGAGCTCAAAAAACGCACGACTGCAGCTGCGGAAACGTCTGCTCAAGCTGGACTGCGCCGCGCAACTGCCGCAGAAGCACAAGCAATGACAGCAAGGGACAGAGCTACTTGGGAACGAAACAACCCAGGATACGAAATCAGAGAGACTGAAGATGGGTATGTAAAAGTTAACAAACGAACAGGTGTTGCAACGCCGCTTACTATGGCTAGCACATCGGGCGTAGAACCTGTTCAGCTTCGCGGCGCTACAAAAGGATCGCGCCCTCAACTATTGCAGTTGCAAGATGAGTTGCGTTTGCTAGTAAGTCGTGGGCAAGGTGACAGCCCAGAAGCTAAACAAATCCGCGATCAGATTCGCACAATGACGTCCAAAGGCGCGCCTGAATTGCCGCCGCGTGAACTGCAAATGCGCGAAGCTAAGCTGCCCGCCGCTCGCCAAGCTATTGCTGCGTTTGACGCTAAGACTGATAAATTGTCCGCGCAAATACAAGAGCTAATGGATCATCCTGGCTTAAATCAAATTACTGGGTTGATCGGAGGGCGAATTATAGGCATAACGGATGAAGGGCGCAGGGCAGAAGCGCTATATAACTCCATCATTGCGCAAGGCGGATTTAGTGAATTACAAGCGTTGCGCGATGCTTCGACTACTGGCGGCGCGCTGGGAAATGTTTCTAACCGCGAAGGCGAACAACTCCGCGATGCGTTTGGCGTCCTTAAGCGCACTCAGTCTACGGAAGATTTAAAGCGCGGGCTAAAAGATGTTCTAAGAACACTTTCGTCAGCAAAACTTCGCACCCGCGAAGCCTTTGACGACACGTACGCATATCGCGAAACTCAATCTGACCGTGCAAGTCAGCGGTCGGCTACGCCGCGCGGACCAGCGCCGTCTGACGGGCGCGCATTTAATACAGTGCAAGAAGCAGAGGCAGCAAATCTGCCCCCCGGCACGCGGATTACTATCGGTGGTAGACCGGCAGTTGTGGAGTAATCATGGGCATCAGGTTCCTTGACGAAGAGCAGCAGACGGGCAAAATTCGTTTTTTAGACGAATCTGACGCCGCTTCTGCGGCAGAAACGCCTTACCGCGCACCTTCTGCCGCGCAAGTGTCTACCGCTGCTGCTATTCCGTTTATCTCTGAGGCCGCGCGCAAAGAAATAGCTGCCGTTGAACGTGGTCTGCGGGGCGGAATTCTTGAGGGTCTAGGCAGCATTGGCGCGACGGTCATAAGGCCGTTTGAAACCGCGCAAGAAAACGCGCTTAGACGCGCTGCTATCCGCGAGTTTGCTACCAACGTGCTGGGAGCGCCGCCAGAATCAGTGGCTCGCACAATAGGCACTGTCGGCACGCAAGTCGCAGGTACAGCAGGAGTCGGCCCCGCATTTGGCATTGGCGCTCGTGCAGTACCTATGCTGCGCGGCATGGCCCCGGCGCTTGAATCTGGCGGTTTTGTTGGCTCGTCATTACCGGCTCGCATGGCAGGCGGCGGCGTCGTAGGCGGCGCTGCTGCTGGACTTACCGGCGAAGATTTGTTGACCGGCGCAGGCGTCGGTGCTGTGAGTGGCCCGGTGCTAAGTGGACTTATAAAAGCCGGCGCTGGCGGCGCAGGCGCGATGGCGGACACGCTTGGCATGGGTTTGGCCGAGCGCCGTGCGATGAATATTTTGCGGGAGGCGATTGGCGAGCAAAACCTGCCAGCCGCTCGCGCTGCGCTTCGCGCCGCCGGGACCGCGCCGCCAGATGAAGCGCTTATTGGCACCACCCGCCCAGCGTTTATGGCGCTGGTTGATCTTGCAGCGAAAAAAGATCCCGATGGCGCAGTCAACGCGCTGCGAGCGTTGCAAGGCGAAGCGCAGCTAAACGAATTGGCGCGGCTTGCAGGCGGCTTTACGCAGACCCAAGCGCGTCAGACGCGTGAAGGCACGCAACTAGCGCTGCGCGGTATGACCGCACCGATGCGCGAAGAGGCGCTAACAAGCGCGGGCTTAGCGGGTCGCTACGCACCAGGATTGGAAACAGACGTGTCGCGGTTCCAAGGCGCTGCCACCGGTAAAGTTGAGGATGTACGCACATTAGAAGCCGCGCGACAATCTGCGCAACGGCGCGCAGGCGCAGAAGCCGCACAGCCTCGCGTAGCGATGGGCCAGCGTCCTGACATGACCGCGCGGTATCAGCAACTAGAAACCGCTGCCGACGATTTTATGGATAGGGCAGCAGAAGGGTCGCTTAATTTTGGCGCTACTGCGCGCCTTAAACAGTACCAGCTTGACAGTCTTGCAGCGGAAGGTTTGCAGCCACTTAAGACTGACGTTGTCATTCGGCAGATTAAAGACCTTGGGTCAAAAGCTGAGACAGCGGGCAATCGCGAATTTGAGATTGCCCTTGGTCGTGTAGTGCGCGACATAGAAAAATGGACAAGCCAAAACGGCGTCATAGATCCTTACGCGCTTGAGGCTATCCGTAAAAACTCTGTCGCCAGCACCATTCGGCGGCTGTTTCCCGACCCAGATTCTGAAGCGGCGCGTAAGGTCGCAGCCGGCGTCTTGTCAGACATCAAGCCTATCATTGATGACGCCATTGAAGCCGCAGGCGGCACAGGCTGGCGTAATTACTTAAAGACTTTTGAGTCTGGCATGGCTGAAGTTAACCAGCAGCGCGCCGCCGCTAAGGCGTTGCAGTTGTTCAAGGATTCGCCTGACGAGTATGTCAAACTGGTGCGCGGCGATCGGCCAAAGGACATTGAGAAAATTTTTGGCGTCGGCAGTTACGATGTTGTCAAAGAGATGGGGTCGCGCTATCCGACGCTCAGCAAAGTTGCAGAGCAACTAGAGAAACGCGGCGCTGTCGAGGCAGCGGTCAAACAAGGCCGCGAGCCGATTGAAGACATACTGCAACGCAACAAAGGACTGTTTAAACTGCCGGCGTTTTTTGACCCGACGGTTACGGCAGGCAACCGCGTCCTGTCAATCTTGGGCGCAAAGGTTGACACCAAGACGATGGACGTCCTCATCAAAGCTATGCGTAGCAATGAAGACTTGCTGACCGCGCTTGATCGCGTGCCTGCGGCCAAGCGCAATACGGTTCTCAAGGCGCTGTCTGACGACCGGACTTGGATACCGGCAGGATCGGCAGCAACGGCAACCACGACTGTATCAGGGCGAGATTAATGGCAACTGCTAACGAACTGGAGGGTCGCTTGAACACGCACGAGGCTGTCTGCGCGGAGCGCTGGACTGAGACGATCCTGCGCATCAAGCGCTTGGAGCATATCTTGATCGCGGCGGCTGCGGCGATTATCCTGTTGCTTTTGAGGATTGTGCTGAAGGTTCACTGATGCTCGATCCGATCAGTCTGTTGGCGACTGCAACCGCTGTCTTCAACGGACTGAAGAAGGCGGTTGAGCTGGGGCGCGAGGCCGAGGATGTCTTCGGTCAGCTCGGCAAGTGGGCAGGCGCGGTCAGCGACCTACAGGAATGGATGAGCGGCCAAGAAAACACTAAGCCGCCGCTTTTCAAGAAGCTCGTTTTCTCCAAGTCTGCGACGGTGGAAGCGTTCGACTCCTATGCGGCGCAGGTAAAAATCAGGCAGATGGAAAAGGAGTTGTACGACTGGTTTCACTACGGAGCCTTACAGCACCTTGGACGAGACGGCTACGTAGAGTTTATTCAGATGCGGCGGCGCATTAAAGAGCAGCGTGAGAAGATGATTTACGAACAGATCCGCCGACGCAAGAAGTTCATCAAGAACGCCTCGGACGCAGGCCTGATCGCTGTCGTCGTGGGCCTGGGCGGCATCATCCTGACCCACATCGTCATCTTCATCGTCGAGCGCTGGCCGGAATGAACTACATCTTCGGCATTATCATCTTGCTGATCGCTGCCTTAATGCTGACCCTCGCGGAGGTTGCTAAATGATTCCTGTGATTGCGGGCATCGTCTCGACGCTCATTCAGAACAACCTACCCAAAGTCGCGCAAGCGGTCGTGGACAAGGGGCTTGATTACGTCCAAGAAAAGACTGGCGTGGAGCTAAAGCCCGACATGAGCGCCGAGGACATTACACGTCTGCGCGAGCGGGCGATGCAGCACGAAGAATTCATGGTCGAGCAGGCCAATAAAAACACCGCTGACGCGCGCGCCATGCAGATCGCCGCGCTGGTAAACGGCAACGGGATTAGCCGGTCATTCGTCTACATCTTGGCGACCTTCTGGTCGTTGGTCGCTGCGAGCTACATTTTTCTGATCACGATGGTGACGATCCCCGAAAATAACGTGCGCTTTGCGGACACGGTGTTGGGGTTCATCCTAGCTACTGTCGTAGCGACTATTCTGAACTTTTTCTTTGGCTCAAGCGCTGGGTCCAAGGCAAAGCAAGAGACCCTTGAGGCGAAGAAATGAAGTCAAACTGGGACGCCGCGTTAGCTGCTGTGCTGCATCACGAAGGTGGGTTTGTGAACCACAAAGATGACCCCGGCGGAATGACCAATCTAGGATGCACCAAGACGACCTGGGAGAAGTGGTGCGGCCATCCGGTTGATGAGGCCGACATGCGCGCGTTGACGCCTGCTGACGTAGCGCCGCTGTACAAAGACAAGTATTGGGACAAGGTCAAAGCTGACGAGCTGCCAGCAGGCGTGGACTACGTGGTCTTTGATACTGCTATTAACAGCGGCCCAGGCCGCGCGGCCAAGCTACTGCAAGAGGCTATCGGTACCACGCCGGACGGCGCGATCGGCCCGCTGACCTTGCGAGCCGTCGCGGCCATGCCGGCAGCGGACGTGATCAATACTTTCCAAGATCGCCGTCTGGCGTATCTACAGACACTGCCCACGTGGTCCACGTTTGGTCGGGGTTGGGGGCGACGCGTCGAAGAAGGTCGGGTTTTGGCGCTACAGATGTCTCAATCAGCTTAGCGATATACCACTGCGCCTTGCGCAGATCCTCAACGCCGTTCTTCTGCTTCCAGCGCCACAAATACTTGATGGCGTTGGCCGTGCAGACTGCATCCAGTCCCTCAAGCCCTGCTGTTGCTGACGCCAGCGCGTCGATGCACTCCACGCCGCCGCGCGTGTAGTGCGGCGGATGGTTGACCATGTCTACCATTTTGCTTCTCCAAGTTCAGTCTTCATATCCTCGTACTGATGGGTACGAGTTCTGCATTGGTCGGTTGTAGGCGGGCTGTCGAGGGGCTGGTGGCGCGGGCGGTGCGTCGTCCAGTTCGGAAAAGGCCATACACCCAACGCGTTTGAGTCGCCAGGCGTAGGGGCGGCGTCCAGATTTGGTGTCTGTAGCCAAGACGACTTCGAGTTTCCCTTGGTTTTTGAGTTCATTGAGTACCTTGATGATCGTGGACTTTGATTGAATGAAGTAGTCTGACAAAAACTGCGCAGTCACGGCGCGTTTGTGGCCGCTGAGATACCGCCAGACCTTATCTTTGGTTGTCATGTCTACTCTCACTTTGCAAGCCGATCTGATGGCGCAGCAAGCGTGCTTCCACGACCGTCGCCGCGCAGATGTCTCGAGCGCGTTCCATGTCGTTGTCCATGATGGCCTGCCAAATCTCGTCCACCATGCGTTTCAAGTTTAGATAGCCTTCGCTGTAATCAACCACGTCCGACCTCCGATATGCGTGTTGGTTGCTGGGCGCGCGCCCACTTTTCATGGTACTCCGGCAGCTCTGACGGCGGCACCCAGCCGTACCGACGCCACGTCTTCTGCACGTTAGTCGCCACACCTACGGCGTAGAGCGCGTCGCGCGTCTCAAAAGATCCAGCCTCTCGCGGGTAGTGCGTAATGCTGCTACCCGCATGTGCATCCGCTCGATCAGCGATACGCGCCGCTGGCCTTTCAGTTCGTCCTCGATCAGCTTCCATAGTTCCTCCTCGGTTAACGTGTTAAGCCTTCGTTGTAGCTCGCGCCAGTTCAATTTTCTTCTCCAAGGTTGCAATCTCTGCCAGCACTCGGTTAAGCGCGCGCTGAGCGGCGTTGAACTCACGCTGCCGTATGCGCGCCTCAGACCGAGCGGCCTTTAACTTCTCATTCCAACGGTTCACTTCAAAGCCTCCAGTGCCAGTGACGCTAGCTCACGTTTGTCCTGTAGCGCCTTCAGAATCGTTTCGTCAATCGTGTCCTGGGTCTGAAGCACATAGTTCCAAACCTCGCGCGTCTGCCCGCCACGGTGCAGCCGACCGACCGCCTGCTCGTATAGCTCCAGCGACCACGGTAGCGACATCCACACCATGCGCGACTGACCTTGCAGGTTAAGCCCGTGCCCGGCTGCCGCAGGATGAACGGCCAGCATCTCGATCTGGCCCGCGTTCCAGCGCAGGATGCTGTCGTCGTTATCGAGCGTCTGCAGGCGCGGAAAGCGCGCCTTGAGCGCCGCAAGCTCTGCCTTGTACTGATACCAAACCAGCATCGGCGCGCGTTGGTTCTCGGTGTGCAGGTCTTCTACCGCGTCCAACTTGTGCGAGGACGTCCAAACCGTTTGTCGCTCGGTGTCGTAGGCAAACCCGCTTGCGAGCTGTTGCAGCTTAGACGTCACAGCAGCAGCGTTGGCCGCAATCACCTCGGCGTTGGGGTAGATCAGCGCCATCTCGCGCTTCATCTCGCGGTAGTCGTCCATCGGCATGGTGAGTTCGATCGGCACCGTGTTGAGCGGCGGCAGCCGGTCGCGGTACTCGCCAGGCTCAAGCACATACGTCCACGGGCGGATGCGCTGCATGACCGCCTCAAGCGAGCCTGGCAGCGCCACGTAGTCGCCAAAGTCACGGTTGATGCAGTGGAAGTATTGCTGCAGAAACGCGCCCTTGCTGCGCCCCAACATGCGCTGGTCTACGATCTTGCACTGACCAAACACGTCCTCGAGGCCGTTAGATGTAAAGCTACCTGTCAACCCCCACCGGATCTGCATAGGGTCGATGACAGTCGAAAGCGCCTTGAATCGTTTGCCGGATGGGTTCTTGAGCCGCGTCAGTTCATCGAACACGACCGCGTCAAAGTTCAGATCCTGTTCGGCGAGCCATTGCAGGTTGTCGTAGTTGGTTACAACAATGGAAGCACCGCCATGTATCGCCGAGAGCCTGCGCGCAGGCGAGCCGACCGCCACCGCGACGCGTCGGCTGGGCGTCCACTTGGCAGCTTCTACCGGCCAGACTGACTGCGCGACGCGTAGCGGCGCTAGCACCAGAAAGCGTGAGGCGTAGCCGTCGGTCAGCATCGCGTGCATGGCCGTCAACGTGATCGCGGTCTTGCCAGCACCGACTGGCGCGAGCACCATCGCGCGGTCGTTGCTGTAGAGGAAATCAGCGGCTTCGTCTTGATACGGGCGTAGCTTCATTCTCAGCCTCCAGCTCGCGCAGGTCCATCGCCACGTCAGCGACGCCGTGCCAGTCGCACCGTGCGATCATCACGTGCAGGTATTCGATCAAGATGCGGCGCTGCGTTTCGTAGTCACCGTAGTCAGTCATTGCGCACTCCTTTGATAAACGTATCAACGTCTTGCGTGTCCCAGAGCGTCATGTAGTTCTGGCCGAGCGCCAGCATGTCGCGCTTGAACAGTTCTTGCAGCGTGGACATGCGCCCGCCTACCTTCTTGACCTCGACGAACCACACTACGCCGCCTGGCAGCACGACCAGTCGGTCTGCTACGCCCCGGTGCGCTGGGCTGACGAACTTGTAGGCGATGCCACCGATGTCCTTGACCTGACGCACCAGGTAGCGTTCAATGTCGCGTTCTAAAATTTTTCATCTCCCGAGAAGTTTCAAAGTTTAGGTGCTTGCAAACTTTTTAGCAAGTGTGTACGATTCGAATTCGCAAGTCAACTACAGGAGATTCAAATGCACTCAAAGATCGTTGGTGGCTCAACCGCAGAGCGTGTCCTCAACTGTCCAGGCAGCGTGGCGCTGGCCGCGCAGATGCCACCGCAAGAAGAAAACGAGGCCATGCGAGAAGGCACGCGCCGGCATGAGTTGGTCGCGGAGATCCTGAACGAGAAGATCGACAGCCGGTCAGTCGATGACGAGAAGGTGTTGGACGCGCTTGATCTGTTCGACACCAAGTTTGACCCGACCGGCAGCGCGCTGTTCGACGTCGAGTACCGCGTGTCGTTCCCGTGGGACGCCAGCATCTTCGGCACTGCGGACGTGATCGGCGCGCTGGACCAACAGACCGCGTTTGTCATGGACTTCAAGTTTGGCGACAACTATCGCGTTGAGGCGGACCGTAACGCGCAACTGATGTTCTATGCAGCCGCCGCGTACGAGAGCCGCCACTGGGCATTTCGTAATCGCGAAGAAGTTGAACTCGTCATCATCCAGCCGCCCTTTATCCGGCGCAGTCGCGTGTCGGTAGCAGACCTGCAAGTGTTTAGCGCAAACTTGGAGCGTGCGGTCAAGATCGCCCGTGCGCCAGACGCGCCGATCGTTGAAGGTGAGCACTGCCGCTTCTGTCCAGCGAAGGCCATCTGCCCGGCCAAGACCGGCGCTGCCGAGCGGGCAATCCTGACTGCGATTGCCGGCATCGGCCCTGACAATATCGGTCACTACATGGACGTCGCGCAGAATCTGGAAGACTGGGCCAGCGACGTGCGCAAGCTGACCCAAAAGGCGCTCGAGGCAGGCGTGCTGGTGAAGGGCTGGAAGCTCGTCAACAAGCGCGCACAGCGGTCGTGGGCGGATGAGAAGGCCGCACACGCGGCGCTGCAAGCGCTCGCGCCTGACGTGACGTTTACGGAACTGGTGTCGCCAGCGCAGGCCGAGAAGGCGCTGAAGACCAAGAAGCTCAAGTTACCCGACGGGTTGACCGTCGCGGTATCATCAGGGTTGACCATCGCGGAAGAGTCAGACACTCGACCTGCGGCGGTCACAATCGGGGCGACGCTCGTGTCGGCCCTCTCTCAACTAGCCTAAAGGAATGCAATCATGTCAAGTCTAGTCAAGTTGATCAAGCAGGTCTTCCCGCAGTACAAACCCTCTCCACCGCTTTGCGCTCGCTTGAAACCGTAGCGCCCATTCAGTCGGCCATCCTCAAGATGGACAAGACCGGGCACTGGGTCTTTGGCGCGGACCAGACGGAGGTCGAGGACGACGCCCGTTGGGCGGTCAACCCGTTCTCGTTTGTTCACGGGTTTATCGCGTGGGGCGACGGTGAGGTGCTGTCTGAAAAGATGGCACCTGTGACCCAGCCG